CGACATGTCCCGGCTTGAAATTCTGGAGTTAGCTATTACAGCTGAAAAAGAGCGACTAGCACTAGAAGCGGAAAACAAGGTACTTCAACCAAAAGCGGAAGCCTACGATGCGGTCTGTAGTTCCGAAGGCCTCTATACCATGTCAGAGGCAGCGAAAATGTTGGGAACCGGCCGAAATAGTCTTTTTGCCCAACTCCGACATGGGGGAATTTTCATTTCCCGAGGGCAAGACTATAACACCCCATACCAGCGGTACATGAAGTATTTTGAAGTCAAACAAGGCTATCGCATTGATCCCCGGACTGAAAAGCGAGTAGCTACCCGAACCACCTTTGTGAAACCAGAAGGAATCGGTTTCCTCCGCCAAGCACTAGGACTTCATTCCCCCAATCCGGTAGAATCTATGCCAGACCCCCTACCCCTCTTCTAGAAAGGAAGAATTATGGCTAAAAAGCTCAAAGAATACACCGATGAGGAACTTCAAAACCTCCGCGACCAGTACGACGAAATTGTAGACCAACGAGACCTGGAAATCGCATCCTTCATTCAGGACAAACCAAAAGAAGAAATCCAGTACACCCCAGGCTTGCCCAAATACTTCCTCGTAGACCCCAAGTCAGTCCCTGAAGAAAAGCGCCAACAGCTCTCCATCTTACGCGCAATGTTCATGGAAGCGTTTTGGAACAAGAACGATATTTATGTTGAGCAGCGCCGACGCGAACTAGCACGAAACAACCAAGGCGATTTCTCCTACGACTACGCAGCGGAAAAGGTGCTATAAATGGTTGTACGAATTTCCCAAATTCCGCAAGTAACATTACTTGCTTTCACCCGGCTAAATCCAGAGTTTAACTACCTGTTCAGTCCCGTGCTACCCCCTGAACCAGGTGACCCAGACTCAACTCGTCTCATCGAGTTTGCGGGACGCAATTGTTACCAGTCCTGGGATCGTCCAAACGAAGAAACCAACACTCCAACGAAGTATGTAGAGAAGACGATCCATGAGAAGCAGCATTACTCCATCATGGAGCACGCTTCAGCAACGTTTCTTCTTCAAGGTGTGAGCCGTTCTTTCTTAGCAGAACTTACTCGTCACCGCCACCTGTCCTTTAGCGTGCTTTCCCAGCGGTTCGTATCCCCAGATAAAGGGTTGGGGATGGTTCTCCCTCCGGCTTTGCAAGATATCCCAACCACTAACGCAAGTGGTGATCCTGAACTTTCACCTAAAGCATCAATGGAAGCAAAGCTAGAGTGCTTCGCCAATGAAAGCTTATACCTGTACAATAAGCTTTTCGACATGGTGATGCGTTATCATCCAGAGGCTTCTAAAAAACAAGCGGCGGAAGCAGCCCGGTGTGTATTGCCGAATGCTACCGCAACATCAATTGTGGTAACTGGCAATTTCCGAACCTGGTCAGAAATCATCCAGAAGCGTTCCGACGCGGGAGTAGATGCGGAGTTCCGATCAGTGATCGCACTCATTGCCGAAGAACTCTACGTTCTTGACCGAGCGGTGTTCGGCAAGGTTCTTGAATCCGCAGGCCTAAGCGCGGGCCCTAAAGCGCCAACCACGTATAAGGCATCACAAAACTGGGCTTTTGACGATTTCGTCAACGAAGTAAGTAACTGGAACATGCAGGTTGGACAAATCCCGCCAAACATTTCAGACCACATGAAAACCCTGTTGAATGCAGAAGGTGACCGGGAAGCTTTGCTTCGTCCAGCTCTCAACTTCTTCCTTGAAGAAGTAGACGAGCTTAAGGAAGCGGTAGATCTTATGGCGAAACCAAAGTTTGCGCTGGATCAAGAATACCGAGCAAAGGTACTCACAGATCTCTATGACGCCTTCGGTGATGTCCTTTTCACCTTGCTAGGCTTGGCGGTGAAAACCCATACGGGTTACGATCTTTCAGAAGTTCTTGAACGAGTTTGCGAATCGAACCGCACCAAATTCAAAGGCGGAAAAACCGACCCGGAAACCGGCAAGTTCGTCAAAGGCGAGGGTTTTGTCCCACCTGATTTCAAAGACCTGGTGAATCAATGGGTTGGATCAGTTGAACACCTAGCCGAATAGCCCGCTTCATAATAGGCCCTAAAATCAGGGCCTATTTTTCTTGCCATAATAAACTAAGGTTGGTTAAACTACATATGTTATAATAGGTTTAATTAATCGAAAGTAAAGGAAATATTTGTGGCAAAAGCAGGCCGGGGCAATAAGCCTCTCAACAAAAACAAAAAAGGCAAAGGCAAGGCCGGTTCCAAGTGGGGGCACGACTTCGCACCAAAGAATGCGGTAGCACGCCAACTCAAGAACAAGACCTACCGGTCAAAGAAAGCACCAAGCCGTCGTAAAACCGCAGGACGGATGGCTTAATTTGCCAAAAGTCACCTTCTGTTCCTGGGAATCAGAAACCCCAGTGTATCATTCCTGCCATAATCTAGCGCTTCCTGGTACCACTCGGTGTGCCGAGCATCCCCTGCCGAAAAAAGAATCCCACACCACCGATTCTATCCGTAAGCGAGTTCGAGAACTCTATGACGGCAAGTGCGCCATTTGCGGGAAGCCAGGAACGGAAGTTGACCACATTATAGAACTGAGCGAGTTCCAGCCCCATGAAAAGTATTTGGCAAATCGGCTAGATAACTTGCAGCTGCTTTGTTTTGAGCACCATGTACAAAAAACCACCGCTTTTAATCAGCGGTTTGCACCAACTGACCCAAATGACTTCTCAGTATCGGCACGTGCCCGGAAGCGACGGAGGATGCGACAGCAAGGCTTCGAGGTGTAATCGTGGAAATCATCTCCCCAAAACCAGCGAGAAAGCCAGATGGGACGCTGGACATTTGGCCAACTTTAGGCCCACAAGTTATTGATTTCATCGAAAGCCATTTCGTATTCGGGCCAGGGCCTCTGCAAGGCCAACCATACAAAGTGCGTGAAGACTTCCGATACATCCTCATGCGTGCCTATGAGTACTTCCCAGAAGGACACAAGTCCAAGTATGAAGACGAGTACATCGACATGTCAGGACGTAGGCATTTTTATTCAGTAAACGTCGCCGTCCCGAAGGGTTGCGCAAAAACTGAGTTGGGGGCGATCATCGCTCTTTGTGAGCTGCACCCCGAGGCACCGGTCCGTTTTAACGGCTATGACCCCTCTATGCCAGGCGGATTAGCCCCCGGCGTTCCAGTACAATCCCCCTATATTCCATTCTTCGCACCAACCAAAGAGCTGCTTTTTGATCTTGGGTATGGTGTGGCCATGGAGATAGCTAAAGAAATACCAGACGCAGACTGGTTTGACGTGACCCAAGAGCGAATCATGGTACAAGGTGAAGTGAACTCGAAAGCGCTTCCGCTAGCCGCAACTTCAAGAAGCGCCGAAGGTCTCAAACCTACCTTTGTGGTGTTTGACGAGACCCATATGTTTACCTCTGAACAAAACCGCAAGGCGTACTCAACGGTGGTGCACGGCCTCCCGAAGCTAGGCATGTTCGGTACTTGGAAGCTGTCGATCACCACCGCGGGTCACCCTTCTGAAGACTCAATTGCGAAAAGTGAGTTTGAAGAAGGCGTCAAGAACGCAAACAAAAAACATCTCAAGATTGACGACTGCACCACCTTCTTCTATCATCGGCAAACCTCAGATGAGTTAGCGAAGTTTGATACCATCGCGCAGCGGTTAAAGGCCTTGCGCGAGGCCGCAGGCCCTGCCACGTGGCGAGACCTCCTGGCCACAGCGAAACTCTGGGATGAGGAAGGTGCGGATCGCTCACGCCTTGAACGGGTTTGGTGTAACCGCTGGGTTGCAAGCTCAATGTATGCGTTCGACCGGAAGAAATTTGCTGATCTTGGGGACCCAGATTTGCGGATCCCGCATGGCTCACTTATCACCATTGGTTTTGATGGTGCTAAAACCCAAGACTCCACAGCGATTGTGATAACTGATATTAATACAGGTGTTCAGCAGCTTGCTGGTCTTTGGGAGCGTCCACCAAAAGATGACCCAGCTTCAAAGAATTGGGAGGTTCCGGTTTCCGAAGTTGAGGCAACCATTGAGGCGCTGTTTGAAGACTTCGAAGTGTATTGGATGTTTGCCGATCCTCCTTATTGGCAAGAGCAATTATCTGCCTGGGCTGGACGTTGGGAAAAGAAAGTTATCTTTTGGTACACTAATAAAACAAATCCTATGTATTACGCGCTTCGTTCATACAAGGAAGCTATAGACTCAGGTGACGTAGCTCATACCGGCAACCCTGATCTTGAACGACACATCGGTAATGCAGGGAAAAACCTTCTCAACCAATACGATGACGAAAACAACCAGAAATGGCGGCTAACCAAGATTAAGCGGGAACTCAAATACGACGCAGCGATGGCAGCTGTGCTCTCTTGGGAAGCTCGGCTACAAGCGTTAGCGAAGGGAGCAGCAGAGATCGAAACCGATTTCCTACAAGTACCAATCCGATTAGGCGGTTAATACGTGAAATATCGAATTACATATGGCGAATCAATCAAGAAGACAGACGATCGAAATACTCCAGATTTCTTCGCTAGCTCATTACTTAGTGAAATAGCAAGCCGAACAACATACATTGAGCGAAATCAAGACTATCTCACTGGGGCTAACCTCCTTGACCATTTCTCTACCCCGGAAACGAACCAGGTAGAAGGCCTACCAATCTTGAAAGCTATGGCTCAAACGAACTGGGCTAAGCTGATTGTTTCGGCCACCACTGATCGTTTAGGTATTTTAGGCTTCCGCTCCGCGGCTGTTTCAGACGAGAACGGCGACGAAGTGATCGCACAATTGTTTGACCGTGACGAGATGGGTATCCAAGCCCAAGAAGCCATGGCGCTTGCATGCGGTTATCGGCAAAGCTACCTGTATGTAGACCCGCGCACGAAACGGCAGAAGGTATTTCCGCCAACCAACGCAGCGGTGATGCGTGACCCCTACGGGGAACCGATTGCAGCGGTGGTGATGTATCGTGACCGTGCACTCCAGCGAGACGTACTGAATCTTTTTATCCGTGGTGAGATTGATCCAGCTACAGGTGAAGCAGCTGGTGGTGTATATATGGCAGTGGCTGTGAAGGAGATCACCTCCGTCACCCCCACTTTATCTATTGAAGAAGCCCGTGCTCGCGCAGCCAAGAAAGATCACGAATGCATCACGGCTTATGATACCGAGATTCCATATAATCGGTTAGTTTCCCAAGGCTGGACTTGGTGGAAAGAATACGATCCGATAGAAGTCTCTCGAATCCCAGTGACCGTACTCAAAAACAAAGATGCGAGAGCTGAGTTTGAGGAACACACCTCACTTATTGACCGCATTAACCATATGGTGGCGCACCGGCTACTTATTGCCACTATGCAAGCCTTCCGGCAACGAGTATTTATTGGCAACTTTAAAGAGTTTGACCGAGAAGGCCGACCTATTGATTATGATAACGTTTTCAAAAACGGTATTGGCATTAACTGGATGCTTCCGAAAGAAAGCAATTTCCAGGAGTCAGCCCAAACAAGCTTCCAAGAGTTCTTACAAGCCGCCAAGCAAGATGTTCAAGACCTGGCGTCATTGACGTACACTCCAATGTCCTACTTCTCGGACAGCTTGAATCAATCTTCAGCAGGCGCTGACGCAGCACGGGAAAACTCCACCGCCAAGGTGGAAGATCGCCGAAAGCGGTTTGCCCCAGCCTGGAAACGACATGTGTCACTACTTCTAGAGTTGAACGGTGAAAAAGAACGCGCTGATATTAATAAGCTTGAGCCTATTTGGGGTCCGTTACAAACCTACACACTTACAGAGAAGACAGCCGCTTTCGCTACCTTGGTGGCCAACGGTATTGCGATTTCGACTGCGCTTCGAGAAGGCTTGCACTTTACTCCAGAACAAATTACTCGCGCACAAGTGGAAATTCGTGATGAAGCCCTGTGGAACCAGGTTATTGGTCAGTCGAATCAAGGCACGCCTCTTACCCGTGCTAAGCAGGCTAACTCCATGACTCAGCAAGATGACAATGCTTTGAAGCAACAGAACCAGTCCGCAGACGTTATTGCTCAGAAGCGAGGTGAAGCAGATGACAGCGCCAATTGATAGTTTCTATAATCCGCACTATCTGCCTCCGCAACCCAGCATTGCTGATATGCCTTTGGTTGCCCCAGGTGAGCAGTTAACACCTGAGCAGCAGGAAGAACTCTCTATCGCTCAGGTAGCAGCCATTACGACGGCAGTAGCAGCTGCTAAGCAGCGGATTATTGATGCAGCCACCAATCAGATTGTGGCTATTTTACGGACTTCAAATCTAGCCACTAAAGCGGGGATTAAGACATTTGCGAAATCCGCAGCGGCTATTGTGACTTCTGCGATTCGGCAATCCCAAATGGTCACATGGTCAGCTACCACAGCACGGACCAGAGCAATGGGTCTTACCTTCTCGGCTGCTTTACCAAGCCTTGAAGTTATCCCGAAGTCTCGGAAGACCGATTTAGAGACTGCCTATGCACGAATCGCAGACGAGTACTGGAAAAATGTTCGCCGAAAGAAAGATGATCCAGTTATCAAACGGCTTTTAGTTTCGTACGAAAAAGCAGACGTTTTACCCACCAAGCCGTTACATTATATTACTCCTGATGCGAAGCAGCCAAAGGGAGAAGTAAGGAAGGAAAATTGGGAGGAATTAATTGAGCAGGCAGAAAAAAGGCTTAAAAACTCCGGTCAAGAAGGCAAAACTGAAGGCGGAAGCTACGCACAACCAACGCGCAGCAGCCAGGATCAGGGAGTTGAGAAAGCAGGCAAGCAATCAGTCCCGACCGATCTATCGAAACGTCAGGATCAGGATTCCAAGCTTGGATCAAAAGATGTTTCCAAACCTTCCGAAGATCAAATTACCCAAAACAAGCCTAAAGATTCGTCTTCCGAAAGTGTCCCCTTCCTCAGCCCCCGAGATGAACAACAAATCATTCGTACTTGGGCTGAACAAAAAGCAGAAGAGCGACTAGAACGGATGGTAAGCCAGGACGTGCAAGCCGCTAGCCGAAATACGCATCATGAAGCAATGAAGCGTATGCCGAAGAACAAAGTAAAAGGCTATCGGCGAGTAATCCATCCTGAGCTCTCAAAGAGCGGGGAATCCTGTGGTTTATGCGTGGTCGCATCAACCATGATGTACACCCGGGAAGATTTATTGCCGATTCATGCAAACTGCCACTGTGAAGTGGCAGAAATCGTTGAAGTTGATGGTAAAATTATTGATCCTGGTCAAGCAATTAATGATGAAGATCTAGAAGTTTTTTACAACGAGGTCGGCGGCTCAACAAGTGGAAAGTTGTTGAAACGCGGACGGTTTAAAGTGGTTGACCATCCTGAATATGGTCCAACCCTGGTGAGTGCCAATGCTAAACCAGGGGAAGAAGAATATGTCGAATACATTGGTGCGAAAGGATAGAAAATATGGCACTGTCTCAAGATCAAGCGGAAAAGTTCTTGGGTCTCATGACCGAGATGTTGGGGGCAATGAATAGCGCTCCCAAGGAAGAGGCTCAGGATACCAAGCAAGTCACCGAGCAGGTGAAGGAACAGGTAGTAGAGACGCAAGCTTCCTCTCAGCAAGAGGTGCAACAAGAGAAAAAGTCTGAACAGAAGCCTGAGGAAAAGCAAAAAGAAGTTAAGAATCAAGTGGATGATTCAGCAGAAAAACTTGTGAATGAAGCCCAGACTTTGTTGGTCAAGGCTCAGTTTGTGAATGCGGCTGCTGCAAGTGGTTTGGATAACTCCACGGTAGAGACTTTACATGACTTTATTAGTTATGATAAACTTATCAATGATAAAGGTGAACCTGACAAGGAACAAATTAATAAACTAGTTTCACAGCTTAAGGGGGTTGCAACCTCGCAGCCCCCCAAAAGCAACAACAAACAACAGCTAGGCTCCGACAACGGGCTTGGCAAATACATACAGTAAGGAGAGAAAGCTATTGGCAACCGTTAATAGCAATCTTGGGATCGTCAAAGGCAAAGTCATTAAAGACATTGACGATCGCCGCTGGATGGCGGACCCGTGGGAGCTGAACAAGGGTGTCAATGGCGTCCTTGAAATCACCGCAGAAGTAAAAGCGGAAGGCGACCACCGAGTATCCCGCTATCTCAAATCTGGCGTACCTGTATACAAAGACGGCGACGTCTACAAAATGTTTGACGCTGCTGCAAAAGCAGCAGGCAAGAAAGTAGACGGCTTCACCCTCGGCGTCAACGAGATCCAGGATCGTCAATTTAATTTTTACGAACATGTCCAGACCGGGGTTGCCGTTCGAGGCACGATCTATAAGGTTTGGCTTCCCGCCTTTAAACCGGAAAAAGATGATATTCCTTCCCGGTTTGTTTACATCGAACCGAACGGAGCGTAATCAATGCCAGTACTAGACGGTGTAGTCAACCGGGATTATTGGGACCCGGAAGTCCTCACTACCATTGCCCGACGTGAGCAAGCCCTCTTTGATCTGCAAAACCCGGACTCCTTTGCTGAGCTTTTCCCTAGCGAAGAAGTCTCTGACATTCGTGCAGCAATCGAGTATGGCCCGGAAATCGACGATATTGTGGTCGCAAACTTCCGTACGTTCTCCGGTACCGCAACCTCTGAGCGTTTCGGTGAAACCCAAAAGGCATACTTCCAGCTTGCACTGATCTCTCGTAACTACGTCTTTGATGAAAAGACGCTGTACGAGATCCGAAATAGCAAGAAGGATATTGCTTCCCCAGCAATTGAATCTTATGTGAAGCGTGCAGCCAAAGCCATTGCAATGTCAGCTGCTGTGCAGCGTGCAAACATTTTGTACAATGACAAGGTTGAGTTGCAAATGCCGAACGCCCCGACCCAGGTTATTAACTGTGGTCGGAAGCCTGAATTTAAGATCACCGCTCCGAAGCTCTTCACTGATCCGACCGCTAACCCGCTAGATCAGATTTATGACTGGAAAGAGCTTTACCGCGAGGAGAACGGCTTCTATCCAGAGGTGATGCATGCGCCGGAGAAGGTCATGCGCGCTATTGCTAACCATCCTACGGTAGCTAAGCAGGCTAACCTGCTTGCGCAGGGTATTTACATTGGTACCAATGATCCTGCTTATGCACGTACGAACCGGACTCGTCTTGAGCGGCTCATGTCGGAAATTTTTGAGATCCCCGGTGTTCAGACGGCAACGACTGCTCGGTTCAAGGTGGATAATCTCAATACTGGTCAGGTGGAGACGAAGCAGCTTTGTCCGCAAGATACCATCTTGCTTACCACTAAGAGCGCTGATCCTGCTAAGCCTGAAACTTCTACCTTGGGTCGCACCTATTGGGGTGAAACCCTGAGCGCAGAGGCACTCGGTGTTGGCGGGAACGGCGGCATTGGAGCCCCTGGTCTCGTAGCTGGTGTTATCAACAAGAACACCTTCCCGGTTGGTCTAGAGGTGATGGCCGATGCAATTATGCTTCCGGTCTGCTTCAAGCCTAACTATATTTTCACTGCGAAGGTGATTTAATTGACTGACCAGGCCATAGACGGTAAGCTGCACAAGCTTAATAAAGAGGTTTCCATGCCAAGCTTCCGGTTTGTGCTCCCAACCCTTATTCGTGATGAAGTAAATCAAGGACTCCGGTTCTTTGATGTTTGGGAGTTAGTTCCTGAATGGGCTGAGGATAAAATCGGACAGCATATTTACTATGCTTTCTCCGATGATGTTCCGGTGTTCCCTGTTTCAGAACCTGGGGTGCCGGATAAGTTTACACCAGAGGAAGTAGCTAAAGCCTGGTCAGCGATTATGTATGTTGGAGTTCTTGGTAATCGTCATGAACTCGCTCAAAAACGGCGAGAATGGCAACTAGAACTCAACAAGCGAGAAGATGTTCCTGACCGCTATAAGAAGACCGAAGCGGAGATTATGGAACAGTATAACAAGGATTTGTGGTATGTTCCCCCGTCCATATTCGATCAACGGCCGGCGGCTGAGCCTCGTGTAGATAATCAGACCAAGGAAGTGCCTCCTGCGCCAGTAGATCCTGAGGCAAATCCTGCCCCTCCTGTTCATATTCCTTCAAATGATGAACTCAAGGAAGCCATGCGACTTGAGGAAGAAGCGAAGAAGGAAAAGGAGAAAGAGAAGGAGTCCTCAGAGGAATCTTCTAGTCCTGTGGTTGTGGAGGAAAAAGAGGAATCTAATCCGCAGCCCGAGGTTGAGGCTCATTCCGAGGATGCAACTCCCGAGGTGAAGGAAGATGATTCTCCTTCTGAAAACAAAGAATCTTCTCCCGAGGAATCGGCAGTAAATACCGAAGAGACTTCGGCTTCTCCTTCTGAGAACGAAGAACCTCAAGAAGATACGCAGTTTGAATCTTCAAGTGAAGAAGATACTCCTGCTCCCCCTCGTCCTAAAGCAGCCCTAGCCACCTGGCGAAAGTATGCTGAAAAGATTGGTGTGGAAGTCGATAAGTCTCTATCTCGTGATGAGATTGTCGAATATATCAAGTCTGTTCGCCCAGAGCTATTTAAGGAAAGTGAGTAATTGGCCTTTAGCTTCGTTACCGTTGATGACGTAGAGCCCTTCCTGAAAGGGGTCTCTTCTGACCAGCGGAAAAAGCTCATCACAGCCTATGCGGAAAATATTTCTGCCCGGCTGTGTGGTTGGTATCCCACTTTAAAAGGTCGGTGGGATGCTGACGGGGCTGACTCTCCGTTACGGGTTTTCGTGACGGCCATGGTTACAGAAGCGGTACGAAGGCGGGTCAATAACCCAGACGGTTTCTCTGCTGAAACCATTGGACCCTTTGCTTATAGCAAATTTGATTCCGAAGATTCTTTCAAGAACCTGTTTCTAGCTCGGGATCTCACAGCCCTTGAGGCTATGTTGGCACCTGACACTAATATGGTTCGTTCGGCAAAAACTGATACCTCAGGGTTAATGTTTACCACGAACCTTATGGATAAATGGCCAAAGTATCAAAGGCGGTGGTACGGATTTTAGAGGCGCTCACTCGCACAGCGGATTATACCGGTGATGTTGAAATTTGGCGAAAGCGGAAAAACCAATTCTCTGTGAATACTCCGCCAAAGGATGATCTAGAAGAGTCCATGCCTGCGGCTCTTGTTGGTCTGGTAAAAAGCCATGTTATTCATCAAGCTATTGTTTCTCCTCGACTTACTCAAGTAAAAGACGCAAGTCCCTTCTATAACAAAACGACATATACAGGTAAATCTCTTTATTGTGATATCGACGAAGACGTTGTTACCGATGACTATGTTGTTTTTACCGATGATACCGGTAAGAAGCAAGTTTATATTGTTGAAGGCCAAGGTGACATGGATTGGGTTTCCCCCTGGTCAGGCATTACAGCGGGGAAAGAAGTCATGATTGCGCGGATGAATGGGAAGCGGGTGGATCGGACCATTGGCTAGGATACCTGCTTTTGATAAAACTAAAAAAGCGAATGCTTTCAACCAAAATCGTCTGCGTAAACAGGCTTCTGGTCAGCGTAAAGGCGTCCTATATTTCTCTGATTATTGGGGAATGCGGAAGGTTCTTCTGCGTAGCAAACCGTTAAACCGGGTACTTCGTGCCAAGGCCGAAATGGTTTCCCAGGCGTTAAAGTACAACATTGGTACTAGCAATGACCATCCCGGACGTTACCATCTCAAAGATACGATCAAAGTTCGTCGTCGTGTCCCAAGTGGTGCGAAGCATGATCGGCAGACCTATGAGATTTATTCAACGGCTCCTGAGCGGTTTATTCCTGCTGTGACTCAGTTGGAGAAGCGCCGGTTGGCAATCACCAAAGCGATTCAGTCGGCAGGTACACGTGGATAATTATATACTTCCAGATCTCGAAGCCATGATGTATGAGCTACTTCATGATCTAGTTGGAGAAGGTCAGATCGGTGGTTCACGTGCTCAAGTGTTGGATCGGTATGAAGAGATGACCCAAAGTGGGAAAACGTACCGAATGAAGGATTTCGATTATATTCTTATTCGGCGTCGGCTCGGTTACCTTTCTGATGCATACACCGACATTATGGGTTTACAGTTAAAGTTTTTCGCCAAGGATTTCAGGCGCGCACAGATGCTCTGTGATGAAGCAACAAAGCGGATTCTTGCTTCCCCTGGTACGGAGTTAGCGGGTTTTTTGGTGGATTTTGCAGTGGTTCTCACTGGCCCTGACCGGGAAGATCCTCTGTTAGATGATGAAATCGAATTAGATAAAAGTTTTGAAATTCACGCTCGCGTGAAATGGATATAAGATTGGAGTTGTAGTTGACTAAGTTTACGTTGACTCTTCCGACTGGCACTCTTGCTGGTTCTATTAAGCTGGTAGTTGGCGGTACTTCTACTGGTGAAATTGCCCATCCGCTTACCGCGGCTAAGATGCAGACTGAGATTCGTAAGCTTTCTGGCGAATCTTCCGCAAAGGTTACCGGTTCCTCCGGTGGTCCGTTCACCATTGAGGTGACCGCCACCACTCTTACGGTTGATGATACTGCAACCACGGGTAAGGATTCTGGTCAGAACTTTGCAGTGGTGAATGCTACTGCTGTGGTGGAAGCAATCGAAACCTTTAGCGACCTTCAGAGTGCCAAAGGCAACCTGATTCGTAAGGGTCTAAGCTGTATCGTTCTTGTGGCTCCGATGACCACTCGGGTTCCAGAAGATATCTTCACCGATGAAGGCAAGATTGTAAACTTCGCTAAGCTCGGTTATGAATCTGTTGGTTGGACCTCGAAGGATGCTGGTGTGTCCTTCACTCGTTCTACCGATAAGAGCGAGGTTGAAAGCTACGGCGCAGCGGAACCAACCCGTTCCGACATTACCAAAGACACCATGTCAGCGAAGTTCGAGATGCAAGAGACCAAGAAGATCACTCTTGCTATGTACTACGGCATTGACCTTACCGATGTGAAGGTGAAGAAGAACACCCAGACGCAGTTCATTAAGCAGAATCTTCCTGAGACTGTGTATCGGCGTGCACTCTTTATCTTCCGAGATGGTACCGAAGCAAAGCCTATCTTTATGATCTTCGATGCTCCGAAGACCAAGGTCTCTGACCCGGATGAACTTGCTTTCTCCGCTGAGAAGGAAGTGAAGTACGGCGTTACCCTTGAAGCTAGCCGTGACGATGAGCTCGATTACTCGATGCGGTTTGTTTACGGTGGTCTTGGCTGGAAGGAACTTGCGCCACTTATGGGTTTTGAAGTAGAATCCTAATCATTAGGTTTCTAATACAGAAAGGTTTCGCTTGTCTATTGAAAGTCGCTTGGCTGCACTTGAGGCTAAACAAAAGCCTGAAGATGGCTGGTCACTCTCAGACTTCCGCGCTGACGTATCAGAAGTGATCTCTGACAAGCGGAACCTTCTTGGTATCATGCAAACCTACCAAGGGACTACTGATCTTCGAGATGAATTAGCCTCAATCAAAAACTCTCAAAAAACAGAGAGCGATAAACTCTCCGAAGCGATTGTGAAGCTGGATCAGTATGCACGAACCTTTGCGGAAACAATTGAGTTTTGGAACCAAAACCGCCCAATCATTGTGCAGGCAAGTCAATATAAACCCGAGTTTGACAAACTCAACAATCAACTTGTTGAGTATGACAAACAGGTGAAGGCGTTTCTCAATACTCTTGCTGCGAAAAACACTGATCTCCAAACAGCGAGAGATACTCTTGCTCAAGCAAGGACTGAAATTGGAACTCAAAAAACTACTGCTCAAAACGAAATTACAACTACTAAAACTTCTGCTATCAGCGAAATTAATGCTTTCGCCGAACGAACCTTGCAGCAAGGACCTGAGGGATATAAAACACTTCCCCAAACAGGCGAAAAATTAAAAGCAATAGCAGATGTCATTGAGCCTAACGGTAATCAACCCCGCGGTGGAGCCTGGATTCCACGACGGTCAACCGGTGGTGGCTTTAAGGTACTAATCCCTCCGGCAGTAGATAATGATGTTGTCAATCTTGGCTATTTAAAACAGAACTATTTTAATAAAACGGACATCACCTCTCACATTGATGCTCGGATAACCCATAAGTTGACAGGCCCCGTTGGGTATTTCGTGAGTATGAATGAGGGGAACCTAGTTCAACGGGTCACAGGGGGGCAAATAGAGGTCCCTCAGAATCTCAATCTTGAAGTACCTAATGCGGTAACCTCTGTTCGGTCAGTAAAAAGGTTGATTAATCAGCATTATACAGATACTTTTTGGATCGGGGAGATTCAATTTAACCGGATCGGGCAAATTGTTGCTGTTGACTGCGCATCAAACAATTTTAACAATATAGAACAAGAGCTTGCTAAAAAGACTTTGCCAGATTGGGCTCTCCCTCGCTTTGGTGCTCCCTTTATTCCTGTGGCTCTTTATGACGAACCCGGAAAAGGGATTCAGACCTATGGGATTTCGGTTCGTGTGCAGCAGGACGGGAAAGTTGTTTTGTACAAATTTAATAATGCCACATCAAAAGGCAATCAATGGTTCTTCAGCGGAACCTATGTAGGAAAGGATGTTAGTTAATGTCAGGCGTTAATTTTGACGATATCGTTGCAGCTGCGAAGCCGCTTGAAATTGAGCGCAAACCAGCCGTGATTAATAATTGGCCAGTTGTGAATATAAATGGCCAGCGAGTAGGTACCACTACGCTAGAAGTTCCCTGTCCTGACGGTATTGGTCTTACCCGAATTTTTGAACTAGCTGAACACTCCAGTTTTGACCAGATTATTGACGTCATCTGTGGTAATGATCCAGTGCTAGCCCGTAAATTTAAGCGAGGTCTGCATGGTCAAGGAGTTGAAACGATCAGCAAGGTTTTGAATACAATTTATAAGGGCTGGGGCCTGTCGGTTGAGGACCCAAAAGATATCGCACAGTAAAAACCCTGGTTGATCGTTACGGGGATGAGTTGCTCTATGATTTCCGTACCATTTATCACATGGACTTGTGTGATAGTTTGCGTCCTGGGCTGTCTTATAAATTCTTTCTGTCTTATATGGCAAGCCTCCCGCCGCACTCAAAAACAAAAGCGACAATCGCAGAAGATAAAGACTTAGCTCTTGAGCGACTTAGTGCTTTAAGCGAAGATGAGCTACGACGGATATATGAGTCTCGCAAGCCTTCTGTGACAAATACTTCTGCTGAGGATGAAAAGAAGCGTTCAATTTCAGCAGAAGGATTCTCTCTTGATGCGGAACTTTTAGCACAAGTGAATGATAATCTTACATTGTTAAGAAAAACCGTGATTGCTTTGGTTGATTCTAAGGCAAGAATGGATTTTGAGCCAACCCCAAGGCCTCAGCCAATGTTTGAAAAACTGCTGGATAAGCGGCTAGAACAATTTGAGGAAGAGGAAAAGCGTTCTATTGAGCGAGAGTTAGGTTTCTGATAGAATATAACTATTATCAATCTAGCATAAGAAAGTTTCCTATTTGACTCATGGCAGCAATCCCAATTGGTGAAGGCGCGATTCGGATCTTTCCGAACGCGGACGAATTTCACACTAAGCTACGCGCAATACTCGCAAAAGCCCGCAAGGACGTCAGCGAAATTGCCGTACCGCTTAAGCTGGAAGAAAACGACTTCACCGTCGATCTTGACCTCATCAAACAAGAAATTGCTGATCTTGATGGGGAGATCATTGAAGTTGATGTGCTGCTTATGGGTCAGCAAGAGTTCAAACGAGATCTTCAACGCTTCCGCGAAGAACTTTCTGATGAATCCATCGAAATCAAAGTAGAGCTAGAAAAATCCGCTTTAGAGCATGTTAATGAACAGTTAGACAACCTCAAAGAAGAAAATGATCGTCTTGACTTTGAGGTGTTTGTTCACAAAAAACAAGCAGAGTTAGAGCTTCGGCAACTCAAGCAAGAGTATGACAATGTAGATCTCAAATGGACAGTGAAGACGGATGTTGACCACATTCCCCGTCCCGAAGAGGTGCTTCCACAGCGAGAGGTTCAGCGACCTGTTGTTATTCCGAAGCAGCCTATTATCCAGGCCCCAGAGGTTCCCCTTCCCGTTCCAGATATTAAAAAGTTTGAGACAGAATGGAACTCCCTCAACTTTGTCCCCAAGCTCTTAAGCACCATGTCTTCCCAGTGGGAAGCCGGCATCAGACAAATCTATGACCCCTACGTCAACATGATTGTCAAGGTTGGCCGGAAGATGAAAGAGCCGTTCGAGAAGTTCGGTAAATTCATGGAGAAGACCGAGACCCTAGAAGAGTTCTGGCAAGGTATCAAGCGAGGAGTTGCTTCCGCAGGTAAGGATGTAGACAAACTTAAAGCGAAATTCCAGAAGTTTACTGATGTTGCAAAAGCTGCCTTCCATACCCTTCGACGAACCACTTTCCCGCAGCTGAATACAATCTACCATGCGTTTAATAAGCTAAGTCTTGCAACAAAGCAGTTTGGGGCAAATTTGGTTCACGTCTCTAAGCGTGAAGCGAAATTTATGCTGGACGCCTTTGTAAGCCTCGGTTCTGCCATAGCAACAAGTTTTCACACGGCAGTATTTAAATCCCGAGTCGCACTGAATAAGTTAGCTGGGTTAGGTAAGTCAGCTTTAGGCGCGATCAAAGGCGCTTTCGCCAATTTAGGCCCAATTATCGGAGACGTATTAGAAGCAGCGTTTTTTGATGCATTTAAGGGCCTTAGCCGGCTTTCTAATTGGTTTGCCACTCTAGCGGTAAACCCGCTTATCCAAGGGCTTCCGCGAGCTCTTGCTCCTTTGGCTTCTAAAATTGCGGCTGGGTTTGCGATTCTATCTCTAGAGGCATTTAGGCATCTTCCGGCTGTGGGACGTATGTTCTCAACCTTAGGGCATCATGTTACCAATTTTGTCCGTTCCGCACGCGCTAAACTTGCAAGGTTCTTCGCTTTCTTTGGACGCATTGGTAGCTTTATTTTACGTCCCTTCCGCGCAGTATTCGGGAAGATTCGAGGTCTCTTTAGCTCCCTTATTGCTACCGCCAAGCGGTTTACCGCTCCGCTTATTGGTGCATTTGGACGCTGGGCTGCTAAATCAAAAGCCGTTTTCAGCATTCTAAAGCGAGGGTTTGCCCGGTTGGGGCAATACGTTGCAGGCTTCGCACGTATGGCTGTAGGTATGTTTGCCAAGATCGGTGGAATCCTGTTCCAAGCAATCATGCCCGCTCTCATGGCAGTTGGCGCAGGCCTTGGTGCCATGGCAGGCCAAGCCGCTATTGGTATGGTGATGTCCCTAGCAAACGCCTTGATTTCTGTTGCTGGTGGCGCGGCCCTCATTGCCCCAGGGTTACTTATGGCCGCTGGCATTAGCTTTGCTGCGCTCAAGATTGGCTTAGATGGCGTGAAAGAAGGCGTGAAGGCGGCCTTCTCGGCTGAAAGCCCTGAAGAGTTTGAGAAAGCAATCGAGAAACTCTCCCCCTCCGTCCAAGGCGTTGCCCGGTCCCTTCGGGAATTTAAACCGATGTGGGATGATATCAAGAAGGCTACCCAGGAAAATCTTTTGCAGGACCTAGGCCCCGAGATGGGGAAGACCTTACAAAATCTCTTGCCTACCTTTGGCGAGGGACTCAAGGGTATTGCAACTGCTTGGAATGGCGCATTTAAGGGGGCCTTTGCTGAACTTCAGTCCGACCAAGCGCGGACCGGATTGCAGACAATCATGCAAGGCGCTACCGAGATGGCGAATAACATGCAGCCGGTGTTGGCCAATGTGATTGCAGCCCTCGGCTCTCTTGGCGAACAATCCGCGAAATACCTTGGCGGCATCGGCACTTACTTTGCCGACCTCTCACAGCGGTTCCGTGACTGGGCTGAGGGACTGAAGCAAATTGATCCCTCAACAGGGATGTCAAAGTTTGACTCGATTATTCAGAGCGCGCAGAAGAATGCTTCCTTGCTGAAGGATATTTTCGGTGGGATATTTGGGGTGATTGGCAACATCCTTAAAGCCTCCAGCGAAGGTGGCGGGGGGATGCTTGCTGGTTTGGCTGAAGGAGCACAGAAGCTCAAAGATTTAACGGCGGAGGGTACCCCTGGTTTCCAGGCGTTAGTTGGGTTCTTCCAGCAAGCAAGCAATGCAGCGCGTGAACTTGCTACTCTCATTGAGCCGATCTTAACTATTGCAACCTCTATTGGTTCTGCTTTAGCACAGGTAGCAGCAGCAGCCATCCCTGGTATCAAGGTTGCGCTGGATGCTCTCGCTTCTGGTTTGCAGCCACTTATGGATATTGCACCACGCATTGGACAAATGCTTGGTGATGCATTTGCAGCTTTAGGCCCTGCACTACAAGGGCTTGGTGCAGCACTCGCCCCGCTTATTGAAGGAATTGTTTCAGGTCTTTCCATCGCTGTCCAAGGCTTAGGTCAAGCACTTACCCCAATTATGGAAGCCCTAGGCCCAGCAATGGAAGCATTAAAGCCGGTCCTTGAATCGGTGGGGCAAGGCTTGTCAGCAATCTTTATTGCTCTTGAGCCAATCATTACCTCCTCCATCAATCTGATTTCGCAGCTTATGCCTGTGGTTCAAACAGTGATGGATCTCCTAGGGCAGATTGCAGCAAAAGCTCTTGAAGTTATCGCACCGCTCTTTACCGGGCATGACAGTGTGATTGCTCAGTTAGTTCAAGCGCTTGAGCCACTAGCTCAGGTGTTAGGTGATGCAATCCTTAAGGTGCTAGATGCTTTAGCCCCGGTGATCCCGATGATTTCCGATGGTTTCGGACGGCTACTCGCTGCCTGTATTCCGCTTGTTGATCCAGTGAAGGAAATTATTGATCTTCTTGGACGCATGCTGGTTGATGCTATTAACTGGTTGAAGCCGCTTATCCCGCCGCTTATTGATACAATCGTGGCAATTGCCAAGGCGATTGTTGACTTCGTGACCCCGGTCATCAAAGCATTTGTTGGGTTTATCCAAGCTGTATGGCCAGTAATTAGCTCAGTGATTGAGTTTGCGGTGAAAACAATCATCGCTCCCGCACTTGAGCTTATCGCTGGGGCCTGTAAGATCCTTGGCGGAATTTTTGGCTGGCTCGTGAACAATGTCATCATCCCTCTGGTTGATATCTGGAAAGCCGTCATGAAAGGGGTTGGCGAGTTTATTTCATGGGTGATTGACAACCTTATTACTAAGCCAGTGGAAGGGCTTGAAGGAATCTTCCGCAAAGCGGTAGATATGATTAAGAGCGTCTGGAACACCTTAAAGAAGATCTTCTCGGATCCTGTTGAGTTCCTGGTGAATACCGTGTATAACGACGGCATCGTCGCTCTTTGGAACAAGGTTGCTGGCTTCCTTGGGATGGATGACAAGAAGCTTGAGAAGTTCAATTATGCTTCCAAGTATGCTTCCGGTGGTGTGTTGCCTGGCTACACACCTGGTACAGATATTCACAAGTATTACAATCCGTATCTTGGCTGGCTGTATCTCTCTGGTGGCGAGGCAATTATGCGCCCAGAATGGACACAAGCGGTCGGTGGCCCAGCGGCTGTTGAGGCAATGAATAAAACAGCACGCGAAGGCGGTGTTGGTGCCGTCCGGCGGATGTTAGGTGAGGGTGCGGCCTACAAGAAAGGTGGCACCATTGACCTTGACAAGCGGATTGCTGAGCTGTTCCGGGAACTCAAACCTGAACATGGGAAGCCGTATCAATACGGTGGTACTGGTAATCCTAGCTGGGACTGTTCTGGTATTTGGTCTGGTATTACTCAGTTCCTCAATGGCGGAGACCTACGTGGTGGACGAATTTTCAATACCGAATCCAACTTTGAAAGCTATGGTTATGTGCCAGGCCTCAGCGGTCGCGTAACCATTGGTGTACTTTCTGGCCAAGGTGGCGGCACAAATGGACACATGGCAGGCACCATTGATGGCGTGAATATCGAGTCCGGCGGTAGCAACGGTGTGCAAATTGGTGGACTCGCCATTGGTTCCGACAACGGAATGTTCAACCATACTTATACACTCAAGGAGTTTTTGGGTGAGTTTGTTTCCGGCGGACGAGGTGGGGGTGGGTTCGTCAACCTTGTGCTTCAGCAGGTCATGCATGCAATTACCGCTATTCTTGATCCGCTAGAGAATCTTATCAAGGAAAAACTTGGTGGTAACGGTTGGAAGGATTTACAAGCCGGTCTTGCCATGAAGATGTTATCCGGGGTAAAAGATTTTGCTCTAGATAAGGCAAAAGCTTTTGGTGGCTCCGCTGGTGTCGCAGGGAATGCTGAGTCTTGGCGTGAAATGGCTAAAGCCGCAATGCGACGGGTTGGTTTCAACGCGGATGACCCGCGGCAAGTTCAGGCAATGCTTGAACAGATCATGGATGAATCAAGCGGTGACGCTGGAACTGCTCAGCGTATCGTGGATGTGAATGGAACAGGTGATGCGGCTGGTGTTGGTCTTTTGCAAATTATCCCCTCTACGTTTGAAGCCTATCGAGATCCGTCGCTTCCTAACGATCGCCGAGATCCAATGGCCAACATGGTTGCAGCCCTGCGATACTATAAGGCCCGCTACGGGGATGACCTCACTACTCGTTGGGGTCGAGGTAAAGGTGGCTACGATAAAGGCGGTCATGCTGTCGGCGTTGGATACATGCCGAAATATACGCTTGAACCTGAGCGGGTTCTCTCACCCGCTCAAACTCGTGCTTTTGACGTGCTTGTTTATCGAATGCTTCCTGCTTACATTGATGAAGCCAAGAAAAAGCCGTTTGATTTTGACAGCAATTTCAAGCTTCTGGTTAAAGAGCTTAAAGGCCTACGTAGCGATCTTGACCGAGATCGTGATAAATGGATTGATGCGCAATCTGACAAGATCCTGGTTGACTATCGAAATCATGCTGAAAAGAAAGTCAAACTGGATCCTGTCGATCTTGAGAAGCTTAAGAACCAAGATCAAAAGGAAATAGATAAAGCTCAGCGGCATCTTAAGAAGGCTGACGAGGCTGTCCATACTGCTACTTACGATCCTCAGGCTTACCTCAAAGCTGAAGAGGAAGCCAAGAAGCGTCTTGATAAAGAGCAGGACGAGAAGAAGCAGAAAGCGCGCGAGGCTCGTAAAGAGCAGCGCAAAAAAGAGCGCGAAGCCCGAGCCGAAGAGCGGAAGAAGATTCGGGAAGGCATTCAAGAGCAGCGTAAAAAGGAACGTGAAGCTCGCACTGAACAGCGCAAAGAAGAGCGGAAAGAGCGTGCAGCTGAGCGTCGCAAGGAATCTAAGGAACGCCGAAATCAGCGTCGTGAGGAACGTAAAGAGCTTCAGGGTGCCCGGAAGAAGCTGACTGACGAAGAGAAGAAGGCATTAGAGGAAAAGACTGATGCTGAAAACGATGCTATCCGTGAACAGCATGAGGCTGAGAACGATGCTATCTCTGCTCAGCATAAAGCAGAGAACGAAGCGATTTCTGCTGAACACAAAGCTGAAAATGATGCGCTAAAGGCAAAGTGGAAGGCCGAGGATGAGCAGATCAAGAAGCAAGAAGAGGCGGAAGATAAACAGCGAGAGAAGGAAGAAAAAGAAGAAGACGAACGGATCAACAAGTTAAAGGAAACCGGTGAGTATTACTATGGGTATAAGGTTCTGTCAGCTGACGGAAATAACCCTTATGCTCACGAGGAAACCCGAGAAGAAAAAATCGGGAAATCTACTGTTCAAAAAGTCGGTGAATCAGTTGGCCTTAGCGGTTTAGCTAACGCGCTTGTCGAGATGTATAATATCGTTGTAGATACTAACAATGATGTGCAAGCAGCTATGCCTGCATGGAAAGCCGCAGCGGCAGGTGATCCAAGTGGTTTAGCTCACAACTCAGCGGTGATTGCAGAGAAAAATAATAAACAACTTGAGTCTGATTTAGAAGGCTTTATTCCTGGGGCTATTGCTTCCAGTCTAGAGTTTGCCTTCTCTGGCAGTTGGAAAGCAGGACGGGAAGCTCCGCTGGTTGGCACCATTAACACTGGTATCAGTAAAGCTGAGCTACGCCAAGAGTTGGATTATCTTCACTCAAAGCAACGCCGTTCTGTAGCACGAGTTCGATAGGATAGGTTTGGAACACAAAAATCGTCTTCCGGTTATCATTGTGTATCAAGGCCCGCCAAGGTGGGATGGTACACAATGGGTCAATGGGGATAAGTTCTTTATCTCTGGGGATAAATTTAACCACCGTAATCTAGGGGTTGAGTTAGCGAATGGTATTGATGGCTTAGAGTTTCCCGCAAGGGAGTTTCGTTATGATACTGACGCGAACACTCCTGGCTCCCGTTTTGTTTCCTCGGTGGCTACTCGTCGCAGCCTTAAATGTAGTGTGAACATCTTTGGTGATTCTGTAGAAGAGATGCGAAGAGCGAAAGATCGTTGGTTTATGAACCATCCTGAAGGATCACCTGGTCGGCTTTGGTTTTTTACTAATACTGGTGAGCATCGTTATCTCTCTGCTTATGCAGCGGAGAATGCGGGTTCAGCGACGTATGACAAAGATCCAGGACTTCGAGGGGTCACTACCCTAGAATGGGGGTGGACTTCGGACAGTCCTTACTTCTATGGTTTCCGAGAAAAGAAAATTTTGAAACCAAAAGGGGGTGGAGAATATGAGGTTTACTTTTACAATCCTTCAACTGCCCCACAGGTTTTCCCAGAGTTATTTCTCCCCGGACCTGGGCAATGGGAGCTTTCATTAGGTTATGAGCAACCTACTTTTCGTACCCCCAAGCTAGTTGATGGAGATATAGCGAAACTTGATTATGACCAAAGAGCATTATCATTCACCCGCAAACGGCAGGACGGACGGATTGAGAATCTCTGGCCGTCTATGGTTGGTAATCGTCCTTTATACTGTCTTGAGCCGCAAACGGTTAACAAAGTAACAATCAAGAATCTTCAAGATGTTAACGATCGTCCAAAAGAAAAATGGCCAGTCCTCAGCTTTACCCCGGAGTATATTTCATGGACATAAACTACAATCGCTATCTTAACCTTCAACCAGGCCAAGCCCGGGGTGGACTTCCCATTAACTATAATTCTGAGCCTTGGCGGGAAACAGAACAATTTGAAGGGCTTCCTGAATTTTACCGCCCCGCTAAAGAGCGAGAAGATGAGTACAAACTCACCATTGAAATTCGGGACGGGCAAGGCCGGTGGCTTGGTAATGTTGAGGATTACGTTGAGGCGGACGTCACCTGGACATCAGAGGCTGATGCTACAGATGCGAGTAGTTTCACTCTAGCTGGAACAAGCTCTTGGTCAAAATATTTTCTCCGTACTAATATTCAAGTCTGCCTAGTTCATTTTATCGTTTCCCGAGCCGGTTATATTATCAAGACCTGGACAGGTCGGGTTTCTCGCGTAGGTTGGTCAGGTTCTGGCCCGCAATCAGAATTAAAGGTAGAATGCGACCACGACAAAATTTGGCTTAAGTATATGCTTGCGTGGCCAAGTCCATTTATGGCGCTTAATTCGCAAGCCCCCAAGCGGGATATGGCGTCAGGTCCGGCAATTTGGCTTATGAAACAATACTGCATTAAAGCAGCTATTCGTTTACAGGTCCCATCTAACCGGTTAATCTTTGGACTTGAGCAAGCTTTGGCAGCTCATGAGTATCAAGAAAACGAGACTAACTGGCGCAACCTGCAAGACTTCATGTATCCAGTAGTAGTAGTGCCAACAAAAAAGACTCAAGACACCGCACCAATAACTGCGCTTGTAGCGCAAATGGATACCTTAGCTGAGCTTAGCGCTGAATGCTGCAAAGACTACAACATTCTACCTAATGTTTACTTCTTTGTCCCCGGTCGGGATGTTTCCCCACCAGGACTGTTTCTTAGCCGCCCATGCGTCGTGATTGACTTTATTGATAAAGACCGATCCCGGACCGATCCGACGTACCATAATTTCTGGTCTAATCTCACTGAGACAGCGAGAATCTATCTGCGAGGCTTATTTGGTCGGTATGATATGCCACCAAGTTTGGACGCAACAGAAAATACTGATTACCTCAAATCGTTCTTTGGCACCGATGGACAGCGGTACAACGTCGCTTGGCCAATCTTCCGCAACAGCGAACAGCACTGGTCACAGTTTGAAATCAGCGCCTACGCGCCAACAAGCACCAGCTCTATTACAGGCGGGAAATCAAACGAGTTCCTAAATCAAGGGATTAAGCTGATTGTTCGTACGTTGATTCAGCAAGCACTCCAACTTATCGGTGTCGCGTTTGACCTGTTTCTTAGCTGGTTGACCGGTAAGTTAGATGATATTTTCTTCGCCTACCAGCGAGCAGAGGATAAGGAACACCGGAAATTCCTTGGGGACTTTGCCTTATTTGAGGATTACGGCGGGAAAGGTTCAACCGCGTATAGTTCGGCTGCGGCCCAAGCCCTGCGTATGCAGCGTTATTCGGCAATGGGGTATAAGACAGCGAACTTTACCGGCGACTCTGCTAGCTTCTTACCCTTCCGAATCTTTGAAGACTTTGACGTACTTGATCCCGTAGCGTGGGAATCCCCAGATGGAAAGATCTTTCCAGAGCGCATTAAACAGATTACGTTAAGTTCTAATCGGTCTAACGGTGTGCGTTTTGAATTAAAACTTGGCGAGACAGACCGTCCTGAAGAACCTTGGGCCATTCAGTCTCGTGCTAACGCAAGGTTTACCCGAGCAATTGAATCCGCTTTTAACTCAGATTAAGGAGAATTATTTTGGCAACTGTTCGTGATCTAGTCGCACGGCTAGAGTTTACTACTGAAGCTGATGCTCTGGACTTTTTACAAACAGGACGCATGGCACTTTTGATGGAAGATAATCAGTTAAATATTCCGCTTCCTACTGGCCCTAAGGGTGAGCAAGGCCCTCCCGGTCCCGCTGGAAAGCCACTTCGTCCTGATATTGTGATTGATGAGCCAACAGACCTTCAAGCTATGGAGAAGCTGCGTGCACAGGCTCGTCAACTCAAAGCTTTGAATCAAGAAGTCAACGGCTATTTTGCAATTAATAAGCCGACCAAGACTGGGTTCTTTTATACCCGTGGAGGCTGGGTTACCATTGAGAGCTTATTTGGTGGGGGCTCTGAGGTGGTTCCCGGGAAGTTTACTTTACCGGTATATTTTGAATCGGTTGCTGAGCCACAGCCGCCTGCTAGTGGATGCGTAATGTACTTCCATGATAACAAGCTCAAGATTCGGAAATCGAACGGGGCTGTTGTAGTTCTTGGTTAACCATAAAGATATAAGAAGCGAATCCACTATCGGAGCTCTTCAGCGCTGTTCTTATATATTAGCGTTGATGATGTTGGGGTTCGGCTTGATGTTTCTTACCGCACATCCCCATATAGGGTTAACAACGATCCCTCGGCCCATCCCAATCATCATGCCCTCTATTTTAGGGATTGATGCGTGGGATTTTATTTTCCCTGGTTGTGCTTTCTATTTAACTTGGCGAGCAAGAGTGCTTCATAAAGTAAACCTTGCTCACTTAGTTTGCGCTGGTGTTTGGGGAGTGTTTGGGTTATTATGGTGTGCTGGCGGAATGTTTCTTTCGTATAACTTCTTTTTTGGGGTTGGTCTGTTAGCAATGTTCATCGCAGCTTTACACATAACAATATCTCAGGTTTGGTTTTTTGAAGGAGTGCAGTGATCCCAATTGATTTTGGACATCTGGATACTTCAACAGCAGCAGGCCAGATCGTTAGTGTTGTGTTGGCACTAACAGTTTTACTTTCAGTGCTTCGGCAGAGAATTAAATTTCAGATCAATAAACCAGGCACTAAATCGTATAAGACTATAGAGAAAGAATTGAAGCAACTAAAACAAGCAAGTGAAGAGCTTCAAGAAACGAATCGTTATTTTGTTCGGTGGCAACGGGTTGCATCAGAGCTTATCCGTGTGTTGCGTAACTCATTAGCGGCTTCAGCTATTGAGGAGAACCCGCGGGTGCAGAGACTGGTGCAAATGCTTGATGATCTAGATGAAGAGATTACGAAAGGAATTTTAGACGATGGCGAAGATTATAAACCATCCACACTGGAATAATGACACCTGGGATTCTCCTGCTGAGCATGCACAACAGTCTCCTACGCAACTAAATACTGATGATCTCATCATCACTTCCCCTGGGGGTATTGCCCCAGATACTCGAACTGATGCAGAAAAGCGAGCTGAGTCAGGTGCTTTTACTGTGAAGTCTGTTCCTGATTCAAGCACGCTTATTGGTGGGATTGTATCGAATGTTACTAAGGCAAATGAAAATATTGATAAAACTTCTAAGGTAGTTGATGCGACCAGGGCTGATGTTACAACTAACCAACAAAAAATCCGCAAAGTCGAATCAGAAACTATTCCGAACCTTGAAGCGAAGATGTATGCGAATAATGACCGTTTTGTTCATGAATTATCCTCGCTTGACGCTGATATTCGGAACCGTTTTGACTTACTTCCTGACGGTTATATTTCTGTTTTTAGTGATACAACCATTTTTGCAAACAGTGGATTTCTTGGTTTAGTTCAAGACTTTTTTGGAACAGGAACCCCTATCTCGCAACAGCTTGAGCGACTTATTCCTTTTAATCAGCAGTTCGGTCCCTCAAAAGGTGCGAGACTGGATGTGACAAATCGACGGGTGGTTTTTGAGGAAGCGGGAACTTGGTTGGTGTCGGCGCGTGCTACCGCAGACACCCCATCAACAGGATTCGGTGTTCCAAATAATAACCGTATGACCTGGGCCGAGCTTGCCGTATATAACCGTAATGATGAAAAGCGAGAGCATCGGGATTGTCATATGCATGCGCCTGTCTCGGCTACTTTGCAATTAGTAGAGGCAGTAGTGATTCCCGAACCAGGGTATTCTGTTCGCCTTTGGGTCAGGTCGAATGAATACCGCTCTTGGCTTGGGGGCTTAAATTTGAATGCTCTTACTGCGGTGCTTCTCACTCCAAAAGTAGCTCCACAAAACAGTTCGACAATTCGTGATGAAAATGATAAAATGATGAAAGATAATTCAGATTATGAGAAACGTCTGAGGAGGCGTCACTAAAATTGCAGCCTGAAGTTTTAGCCCGGGTGATGAATTGGGCTATGTCGGTTGATGAATACCGAAAGCTTACGCCTGCTTTTAACAAGGCTCTTGCTCAAGCTGGTTGCACCAATGTTGCTAGAGCAGCAATGTTTTGTGCCCAGCTAGGGCATGAATCCGTCGGTCTATCCGCGATGGAAGAATATGCTTCGGGTGAAGAATATGAGTGGCGAGGCGACCTAGGCAACGTCTATCCAGGCGATGGGGTGCGCTACAAAGGGCGTGGCCCGATCCAAATTACTGGACGTGCAAATTACGAAAACCTAAGCCAGTGGGCTTTTGCACAAGGCTACGTGCCATATGACACCTACTTCGTTGATAATCCTACCTTGCTTTCAGGCGAAGAGTTTGGTTTTCTTGGCGCAGTTTGGTATTGGACGGTAGCCAGGCCAAAGCTGAACCAATATGCTGACGGAGCCGCTGATCCAAATCTTAACGGTGTTGATCGTTACGATAACTTTGTCGCAGCCACAAGAGCGATTAATGGCGGCACCAACGGTATCGCTGACCGTCAAATGCGTTTTGATAATGCTCTAATTTTTGGTAA